TTCTAACACCAAGAAAGCTAAAGTTCGCAATTTAAACATGGGTGGCGAAGTGAGTCGTGGGTGTGGGGCAATCATGTCTAACCGTAAAAAAAGAACACGGTATGCATGAATTCTTTGTTGACGACGAAAAAAAGATTTACAATGAAATCAGAGAGTGGTCAAAAACACTCTTAGAAGAAAACAACCCAGATTTCAACGGGTTACCCGCTTGCCCATATGCCAAAGCAGCTTGGGCAGCGCAACGGGTTTCGGTTATTTTTAAACGCGATCCCGCGAATTATCATGACTTGTGGTCAGTCATATCTACCTGGGACGACAAGGTGGATTTGGTAATCATCGTGGACCTGGCGTTTCCCGAAGACTCGGAAGCCTTCCACGAATACCTCGATGACATCAATCAAGCCATATCTGACGGTGTGTTTATAGACAGGGACATCTGGGTTATGGGATTTCACCCAGACCAGGAGCCCAATGAGCTTGTAGACAACGGCTCTTTTGAGCCAACAACCGCAGAAGAATATGCGATGATATTCGTTCAGCGCCTTAGTAAGCTGGAGGAATCAGCGGATAAGATACGAAAATTAGGTTATTATGAGCGTTATTTTGACGCATATGACGTCGAAAACATGTACAAGGTTCGTCACGAATTTTACAGGAGATTGATAAGTGGATAAATCCAGAGTTAATTTAGGGATGGGTGCCTCGAAGAGAAAATCTTCTAAAAAAGTTGGCGCATCGATTATAGGTGCGTTTCGGAAAAAAGATGAATTTAATCCTATGCTTGCCGCCGATGGCGGTCCCGCTAAAAAACCCAAAAAGATGAGGGGCGGTGGAAATGTGGGTGGCCCACTAAAAATGAAAGATGGTGGTTTCCCTGATCTAAGCGGCGACGGTAGAGTCACGCAAAAAGACATTTTGATGGGAAAAGGCGTTATTAAACGGAACATGGGCGGAAAGGTCTCTAAAAAGTCTGGTGTGATTAAAGGCATGCGTTCTGGCGGCATAGCTAAGAAGAAAGGTGGATAACCATGGTTGTTGCGACTATTGCTAGAAAAGCACTTACTAAAGGCACTCAAGCGGCAAGACGAGCCGCAGCCGCAGCGAAAAAGAAAGCCGCTAAAAAAGCTAGAGAAGCGGCTAAAACCGCCAAAAAAAAGACGGCTAAAGTTGCAAAAAAGACGTCTAAAAGAGCTAGTCAAGCCACACGAAGAGCCACTAGTTCCGCAAAAAAGAGGGCTAAAAAAACCGTGGGCGCTACTAAACGTGCGGTTAAAAAAGCTAATACAGAGGGTATTGTTTTAGGTGGTTTAGCTGTAGAGGGCTCGAATATGGCGGGGAAAGCTTTGATGGGCAAGGATAAAAAAGAAAAGCCCAATCCTGCTCGATTTGATCCTGTTCTTGCGGCAAGAGGAATGAAGAAAGGCGGTAATGTTAGAGGAAGAAGTAAGAAATGACCGTTTCTGGTTCTAAAAACTTTGAGTTAGACGTCACCGAGTACATCGAAGAGGCGTTTGAGCGTTGCGGCAAAGAGGTTCGTACAGGTTACGACATCAAGACCGCTAAACGCTCTATGAACCTGTTGTTTGCTGATTGGGCAAACAGGGGGCTTAACTCCTGGACGATAGAGCAGTCCACACAGGCTCTGGTTGCTGGGACGGCAGAATATACGCTTGGGTCAGATACCATAGATATTCTGTCAGCAGCCGTTCGCCGCGATAACGTGGATTACAACATAGAGCGGTTAAGTCGTGACGATTACCTGGGTGTGCCTAATAAAACCACTCAAGGACGTCCCTCACAGTGGTTTCTGGACCGTCTAATAAGTCCTGTGTTAAAGCTGTGGCCTGTCCCGGAGAACAGCACAGATGTGATCGTGTTTGATCGTTTGGTCCGAATGGATGACGCAGACACGGCTCAGAACACGGTGGAAATGCCGTTTAGATTTTACCCTTGTTTGGCTGCCGGGTTGGCTTACTACATAGCCATTAAGAAGGCTCCGGACAGGGTGCAGTTATTGAAAGCTGTGTATGAAGAAGAGATGGAGCGGGCCATCAGTATGGACCGTGACCGGGCTTCCTTTAACATTGTGCCAAGCTTGGCGTACTCGCAGAACCTGTAATGGCTAAATTTGCTGTTGGTAAAAATGCCTATGGCATATCAGACAGAAGCGGATTTCGCTACAAGCTAAACGAAATGAAGCGGGAGTGGAATGGTCTCCTGGTGGGCAAAGATGAGTGGGAAAAGAAACAACCCCAGTTAGAGCCCCGAAGAACCATTACAGACCCGCAGGCTTTGCGTAATCCCAGACCGGATCGCGTAGAGCCTATGGACGTTTATGTAGGCTTGCCTACCCCGGATGCCCCCGATTTACGGCCTGTAACCGGATTTGGTCAGGTTGGTAGCGTGACAGTGGTGATTTCATGAGTTTTACTTATGACGAGTTAAAAACGGCGATACAAGACTACACTCAGAATTCTGAAACCAGTTTTGTAAATAACCTGCCTGTTTTTATTCGCGTGGCTGAAGAGCGTATCTTAAAGAACGTTCAGCTTACGCTTTTTCGTAAGAATGCCAGCGGAACCACCACAGCAAGTAACCAGTATTTAGCGGCACCTAGTGATTTTTTGGCTCCGTTTTCTTTATCGTTTACCACGGGTGGGGATAAAACGTTTTTAGACTACAAAGACGTTAACTTTGTGCAAACCTACAACCCAGATCCAACGGACACAGGCGCACCAAGGTATTACGCTTTTTTTGACGACTCCAACTTTTTGCTCGGACCCACGCCCGATGCAAATTACGACGTGGAGTTGCACTACTTTTATCGCCCAACAAGTTTGACTGCGGGGGCAGGAAGCGGAACTACCTGGCTAAGTGAAAACGCTGAAATAGCCTTGTTATACGGGTCTTTGATAGAGGCGTACACTTACATGAAAGGTGAGCCGGACATGATGCAAGAATATGAAAAACGGTTTGCTGAAAGTGTGGTTGCTATGAAGAACTTTGGTGAGGCCAAAGAAGTCACCGACGCATATCGAACAGGTTTGGTTATTAGAGATAAGGCATGATTGAAAGCGTACAAACAACGCTAGGCAATGGCTAGTTGCCTGAAGAACTGGCCAACTCAGAATAGAACCGCGTTAATTTAAAAGGAAAGACAAATGGCTATTACACAGGCTATGGCAACATCATTCAAAGTCGATATCCTTGACGGGACTTTTGACTTTAGCAGCGGCACATCACAGGTCTTTAAGCTGGCCTTGTATACGTCGTCAGCTACGCTAGATGCGACTACCACTGCGTATTCTGCGACTAACGAAGTCTCAGGTACGGGCTACTCTGCTGGCGGCGGTACGTTGACTATCTCAGCGAACCCTGCGTCTAGTGGCACTACGGCGTTCTTAGACTTCGCAGACCTTACGTTTTCTACCGCAACAATCACTGCCCGTGGTGCGCTTATTTACTTAGCTAACGGCGGCACTAACCCTGCGGTAGCGGTTCTGGACTTTGGCTCAGATAAAACTTCAACTGCGGGTGACTTTACTATCGTCTTCCCTGCTGCTGATGCGAGCAACGCCATTATTCGTATCGCCTAAAACTGAGAGACCGTAGCTATGGTGACTTTAGTTAATAGAGCTAAGATGTCCACTGCTACGACAGGGACAGGGACGATTACGCTCGGTTCTGCTGTAGCAGGGTTTCAGACTTTTGCAGATGCTGGCGTAGCAAACGCCGAGACTGTCCGGTACACCATCGAAGATGGTGCTGCGTTTGAGATAGGCACTGGCACATACACTTCGTCAGGGACGACGCTTTCCCGTACGCTTATTGAAAGTAGCACAGGTTCCCTTCTTAACCTGTCTGGCAGTGCTATTGTCTATGTAACTGCCGCCGCACAAGACCTCCAAAGTGATACCGCTAATACCGCTTCTACACTAGTCGCTAGGGACGCCTCTGGTAACTTTAGTGCGGGTACGATTACGGCTGCTTTGTCTGGTAACGCTACTACTTCAAGCTCCACCACAGGTAATGCCGCAACGGCAACATCCCTTGAAACTGCTCGTACTATTGGTGGTGTTAGTTTTGATGGCACAGCTAATATCAACTTGCCCGGGGTTAATACCTCGGGAAACCAAGATACTTCGGGTAACGCTACTACCGCCACTGCTTTAGCTACAGGCAGGACAATCAGCTTAACGGGTGATGTCACAGGCACTTCGGGTAGTTTTGATGGTAGTGGTAACGTAAGTATTGCGGCGACTATCGCTGCTAATTCTGTTGCTTTGGGTACAGATACTACGGGTAACTACGTTGCAACTATTGCAACTGGTACGGGCCTAGACGGAAGCGCCTCAAGCGAGGGGGCAACCCCAACAATCTCGTTAGATTTAAGCGAGCTTGCAACCTCTACTACAAACGGAGACGGTGACTTTTTCGTAGTTGTCGATACTTCAAACGTACAGAGGAAGCTGACCAAAGCCAACATTAACAATAGTGGCTTTAATAACAATGCGGGTTACACCACAAATACAGGAACAGTAACAAGTGTTACTGGTGGCTCTTACTTAACAGGTGGGACGATAACCACCACTGGAACTTTAGCTGTTGATGCAACCTCTGCCAACACTGCAAGTAAGGTTGTAGCTAGAGATGCCTCTGGTAATTTTAGTGCAGGTACAATCACGGCTTCTTTGTCGGGTAACGCCACGACTGCTACCACAGCAACAAACCAATCCGGCGGCACCGTTTCTGCAACGACAGGTACTTTTAGCACTTCTGCAACCATTGACGGTATTCTTTTACAAGACAGCACAAACCGCTCCGGTTTGCTTCAAGTGTCATCTGGAGGTGCTTGGGAAGGTTTCGCTATCGCTCCAACGGGTACGTCTCACTGGTCAATTATGGGCGACCAAGATGACTTCGGTTTTTACGATGATGTAAATAACGAATGGATAATTCTATACAACGAAAACAGCACTCTTCAGCTACATGCTAACGGAAGCAACACAGTTACGGTTACTACATCTGGGTTAAGTGTCACAGGAAGTATTACAGTCTCTGGAACTGTAGATGGTCGTGACGTTGCTGCTGACGGCACTAAACTTGACGGTATTGCCGCTGGCGCTCAAACAGGAACAGTAACGAGCGTTACTGGCGGTACTTACTTAACCGGCGGCACGATAACTACTACTGGAACTCTAGCTGTAGACGCCACTTCGGCAAACACAGCATCTAAGGTTGTAGCTCGTGACGCTAGTGGTAACTTCTCTGCGGGTACGATTACTGCGGCTCTCTCTGGCAACGCCACCACAGCTACTACCCTGCAAACAGCCAGAACAATTAACGGCGTGTCGTTTGATGGTAGTGCAAATATCACCGTAGCTGACTCGACCAAACTGCCTTTAACCGGCGGTACTTTGTCAGGCAACCTTGCATTAGGCAACAACGACATTACCGGCGTTGACGAGCTAGTCTTTAATGACAACGTGCGACTTTTAGATCAAGGTGATGACAAATACCTAAATCTTAAATGGAATAATTCTGGTGGTGGGGGTCTTATTCTTTATGATGGAGATGGGGTTAGGCACGGAACTTTCTACGGCAATGGTAGTGGTGAAACAGGAATATTAGATAATGATTTTAGTTGGGCCGTCAGAATAAGAACTGGCTCAAACTCAAATATATATTACTGCAACGGCAATGCAGAATTATATATTTTTACAACTTATGTCTACGCCCCCGGTTCTTTCCGTTCGCCCATATTTTATGATTACAACAATACGTCCTATTACCTAAATCCAAGCACTACAGGTGTGTCTGCAAACTTTGCAGGTACGGTAACCATAAACCAAGTAAATTATACAGGCACGGACGGAACGGCAGGACAAGTTCTAACAACAGACGGCTCTGGTAATGCTACGTTTGCTGATGCAGCAGGCGGTGGTGCCTTAGAACTAATATCATCAACAACTATTGGCACTGCTGTTTCCACAGTTGATATTACGAGTGGTTTTTCTTCATCGTATGATACATACATGATTGATGTTACCGGAGTGGCGAAAAACGTAGCTCGTGACGCTAATGTTGAGTTACAGATATACGACAACGGCACTCTTCTTACAGGGGCTAATTACGACTTTAAAGACGAAAGCGCAGCCAACGTAAATGGGGCCAATGAGTTTACAATAGGTGAATTTGACTTGGCTAGTAATGATAACGGAGTTAACTTCACCATACGCAACGCAAACGATGCAACGTGGTACGTAGAAAGTATGGGCGGACGCAGGATATTCATGTTGGGTGGTTGGTACGACCAAAGCACTGGGCCTGTCACTGGTTTCAGACTATTGCTATCCAGAGATGACATGACGGGTGGCACCATACGGCTCTACGGCGTTAAAAATTCTTAGGAAAAGGCAATGACTAGGTACAAACAGATAAACAATGAGGTCGTTCCATTTTCTGCCGAAGAGGAAGCTGCGTGGGATGCAAAAGAAACAGCGTGGGCGGCTGGAGCTGATGACCGCGCTGCGGAAGAAGCCAGAAAAGAACGAGATGAAAAACTAGCCGCTACAGATTGGAGAGCATCTAGCGACTTAACACTGTCAACTGAATGGGCTACCTATCGCCAAGCACTTCGGGACGTACCGTCTCAAGCAGGGTTTCCGAACACAATAACGTGGCCCAGTGAGCCTGAATAGAAGCAGTGTGTAAGAGAGAAGCGTCATGCTAGGTTTTGCTCCATTAGCTTCAGCCCCTATAGCGGATGACGCTAATGTTTCTGTCAGCGTAAGCGTATCTGGCGTTGAGGCCACTGGCCAACTAGGTACTGCTGCGGTCTATGCGGAGGCCATAGTCTCACCTAGTGGTGTCTCCGCCACGGGTGCAACGGGCAGTGTAGCAGTAACAGCCGATGCAAACGTCTCGGTTACCGGTGTCTCTGCGACAGGTAACACTGGCTCAGTCACGATTGATCTACGCACCCGAGTAAATGCCACGGGCGTAGAAGGCACTGGAGAAGTCGGCACTCCTGTTGTTAACGCCGATGCCATAGTTAGCGTAACAGGGCTAGAGGCCACAGCTATCCTCGGCAATGTAGTCGCTGAAGCTGACGGAGCGGTTGAAGTCCTTGGTAATGCGGCTACCGGAGAGATTGGCACTGTCGCCGTAACAGGCGTAGCGATTGTTGCCGTTACTGGGGTTCAAGGCACTACTGCGCTAGGCACCGCCGCAGTCGAAGCAGATGCCATCGTGCAGGTCACGGGCGTCCAAGGCACCACAGCTTTAGGCACTGCCACAGCAGAAGCAGGGGCCACGGCAGAGCCTTCTGGAGTAGAGGCCACAGGTGCAGTAGGGTCGGTTGAAGTAACCGGCGTAGCGATTGTTGCTGTCACCGGAGTGGCGGGTACTACGGCTCTAGGCACCGCCCAGATAGAAGCAGATGCCAATGTATCTGTGACAGGTGTAGAAGCCACTGGCGATATTGGCACTGTTTCGGTAGAAGCTGATTCCAGTGTTGCTGTTACCGGCGTAGAAGCTACAGCAAGTGTCGGTTCGGTTACTGTAGAAGAAAGCGTTGCTTTCCTTGTCACCGGAGTTCAGGGTACTACAGCTTTAGGCACCGCCACTGCAACGGGCGAGGCTAATGTCAGTGTCACGGGGGTCGAGGGTACAAGCCAGCTAGGCACAGTAACCCTAATAACCAACAACATCATAGATGTTACTGGGGTTCAAGGCACTACGGCACTGGGTACAGCCACCGCAGAAGCGGATGCCAACGTCAATGTTACAGGTGTCCAAGGCACCACGGCTCTAGGCGAGACCACTGAGACAGGCACGGCTAGGGTCTTCCCGACAGGCGTACAGGCGGTTGGGCAGATAGGAAATGTGTTAGTATGGGGACGAATTGTCCCAGATCAGAACCCAGATTGGACGAACATAGATAATAGTCAGACACCGGGTTGGACTGAAGTAAATGCAAGCCAGACACCGGGTTGGACTGAGGTAGATGACAGCCAAACTCCGGGTTGGACTGAGGAAACCCCGGCACAAACACCGGATTGGACGGAGATTGCAGCATGAAAACGGTAAATGAAGCGGTAGATTTAGGTGAAACGATTGACCCTAAGCATGAAATTGAGATTGTCTGCGGCAATTGCGGTTACGATCTCGATGAGTCTGAACTTGAAGCAGATACCTGCTCTGATTGTGGACAGGCTTTGAATCTTAAACAAAGCACCAAGATTTATGCTACCTCGGTGCCTCCGGCAGCGGGCGATGCGGCATTATAGAGGCTGACAAATGGCTACTTATGTAAACAACTTACGGCTCAAGGAAATCGCCACAGGCGATGAAGACGGCACCTGGGGAACCAGTACCAACACCAACCTTGAGCTAATCGGTGAAGCTCTGGGGTACAACACTCAGGACGGGTTTGCTACAGATGCTGATGCGACCACTACGGTGGCAGATGGCGCGGCTGACCCAGCCCGTGCGCTGTATTTTAAGGTGACATCTAGTGCGACTCTTACAGCGACTAGAACGCTGACTATTGGGCCAAACACCGTCTCTCGTGTTATGTGGATTGAAAACGCTACTACAGGCAGTCAGTCCATTAACATCTCACAAGGCTCTGGCGCTAACGTCACTATTGCTACGGGTAAGACTAAAGTAGTCTACCTAGACGGTGCTGGTGCAACGGCGGCGGTTGTTGACGCCTTAGCTCTAATAGAAAGTGTAACTGACGGTGATGTGATTGGGCCGGGCAGTTCAACCAACAACAACTTTACTGCGTTTGATGGCACTACAGGTAAGCTAATTAAAGACAGCGGTAAAGCCACGCCAACGGGTGATGTGGTAGGAACGTCAGATACACAAACTCTGACAAACAAGACCCTTACCAGCCCAACCCTAACTACTCCAGACATAGGTACTCCGAGTGCTGGAACTCTTACTAATGCCACTGGACTGCCTCTTTCTACTGGTGTAACTGGCACACTTCCTGTTGCTAACGGCGGTACAGGGATTACTTCGTTTGGTTCAGGTGTCGCTACTTGGTTAGGCACACCCTCTTCTGCAAATCTAGCCTCTGCGGTAACAGATGAAACAGGCTCTGGGGCGTTGGTTTTTGGTACTAGCCCAACCCTAACGACTCCTGTTCTTGGCACTCCGACAAGCGGGGATTTATCCAATTGTACAGCGGATGGAACTAATTCTGTGGGTACAAGCAATGTGTCTGCTGTCGGGACTAAAACAAGTAGTTATACTCTCGCCACGGGTGATGTAGGCAAATATGTTCAGGTAGGTACGGGTGGTTCTATTACGATTCCTGATGCTACCTTTAGCGAAGGAGACGCCGTTAGTATTTTTAATAACACCACAGGAAACATTACAATAACCTGTAGTATCACCACTGCGTATATTTCTGGAATAGACACCGACCAAGCCTCTGTTACCCTATCGACAAGGGGTGTTGCGACAATACTTTTTATTTCTGGAACTGTTTGCGTAATTACTGGTAGCGTAGCTTAATGTCTGGAATATTTCTTCAATTATTAGCTTCAGCGCCCTCAACCTCGGTAGATGTCAGCTATTTTGTAATGGCTGGTGGAGGCGGTGGCGGCTATCTTAGTAGCAGCACTCAAGGTCACGGTGGTGGTGGCGGTGGTGGTCATCAAATATCGTCAGCCACTTTAGACAAGGGTACTTCGTATACCGTAACTGTTGGCGCAGGCGGTGCTGGTGATACTGCTGGATCAGATAGTACATTTAATAGCCTAACTTCAACAGGTGGCGGCGAAGGCTCAAGATCAAGAACTACTCCCGGTGGGGATGGTGGTTCTGGTGGTGGTGGTTCTGCTGGCGGTGCTGGTGCTGGCGTAGGTGGCTCTGGAACCGTTGGACAAGGAAACGATGGCGGTGATGCTTTGTCTGCTGGTGGTGAAGGCGGTGGCGGTGGTGGGGGCGGCGCAGATACAGCCGGTGCTAACGCCTCTGGAAGCCCTCCGAGCGGCGGAAATGGTGGGAACGGTTTAGATGCAAACTCCGTAACAGGCACTATCACAAAATATGGTGGCGGTGGTGGCGGGGGGTCTTCTCTCGCCACAAGAGGAAGTGGCGGTACTGGGGGTGGTGGAGATGGGGCAGACTCATCCACAGACGCGCAAGACGGTACTGTAAATACAGGCGGCGGGGGTGGTGGCGATGGGGCAGATAGAGATGTTGAGGGTTCTGGTGGTTCTGGCGTGGTCATTATAAGAACTTTGGCTACTGCTGCCTCTACTACTGGCTCTCCTACGCTTACAACAGACGGTTCTTATAATATTTACACTTACACTGGCTCTGGGAGTATTACATTCTAATGGCTCATTTTGCTCAATTAGATGATGCTAATAACGTCGTTAGAGTTATTGCTGTATCAAACGAAGAAGCTCCGACGGAGGCTTCGGGTGTAAGTTTTTGTCAGTCTCTTTTTGGGGACGAAACTAATTGGGTTCAAACCAGCTATAACACCCGAGGAGGTGTTCATAGAAATAATGGAGAGCCTTTTAGGAAGAATTTTGCTGGAGTAGGTTTTAGTTACGATTCCAATAAAGACGCTTTCATACCGCCAAAACCATATGAAAGTTGGGTACTGAATGAGGCAAGTTGTAGATGGGAAGCCCCTACGCCTATGCCTAATGATGGCAATGACTATATCTGGGATGAAGATACAACCTCTTGGGCAATAAGTTAACGATATAGGTATAACAAAGGAGAAATCTGATGAGTAAAGACAACAAAGCTCAGACGATTACGATTGACGGTACAGAGTATAACCAAGCTGATTTAACAGAAGAACAGGTGGTCTTAACCAACCACTGTTTAGATTTGGACAGGAAGATTTCCAACATGAACTTCCAGCTTCAACAGCTACAGGTTGGCAAAGATTCATTTTTTAAAATGTTGAAAGAATCACTCGAATCGTCTGAAGAAGAATAAATATGGCTATTACATATACTTGGGCAATCACCGAAATGCAGGTTCGTAATGAGACCATAGAAGGTACTACTTACGACAATACTGTAGTCCAGACTTTTTGGGAAAAAACAGGCACTGATGAAAACGGAAACACCGGCATGTTTGCTGGGGCAACTCCGTTTCAGTACAACCCAGAGTCTTCTACGTTTATCCCCTATACGGATTTGACTGAAGAAATTGTTCTGGGCTGGATTCAGGAAGTTGTTGTTGGTTCCTACGAAGAACATGTAAACGAGCGAATACAACAAGAAATTGACGAAAAAGTAAACCCAATTACAGACCCCGGCCTGCCTTGGGCATCTGCGCCGGAGTAAGAAGTATGAGAGATGACTCACGTTTTTGTATTGGTTCTGATCATAGGAGGAGAACAGGCGTCTGAGACTTGTGATCAGGCTATGTGCTTTTATGATCTGAATCGCTGCAATTATTTTGCTAACAGATTAAGACGCAACACAACACCAAGCACATCTAGTCCAATCTCAGCTTACTGTAAGCCAGTACTGGTAGACCCACAGCAAGGTGGAATAAGGGTTTACTAGTGGCAGCGGAGATCATAGCAGCAGTACAGATGTGTGCCTCGGCCTACCGCTTTATGAAAACGGCGGTGAATGAGGGCCGGGAGCTGAGTGACATGACCAGAGCTTTAGGTAAGTTCTGGGATGCCCGAGAAGAGGTTAGTGTACTAGAGCAGAAAGCCACGAACCCCAGCAAGATAGAAAAGCTGTTTGGTGGCAAGTCTGTTGAGAGTCAGGCTCTGGAGATAACGCTTCAGAAACAGAAGGCAGAACAGTTAGAGAAAGAACTAAAGGATTTATTCTATTGGACGGGTAATGCAAATCTCTGGCATGACATGCTCAGAGAGCGCACTAAGATACGGAATATGCGTATAGCTCAAGCCAGAGAAAAAGCGCAGTCCAGAGCGGCAATGATTGATATAGTAGTAATAGTAGGCACTTTTACGGTTCTTTTTGTTATAGGCATGGCGATTACTAGCGTAGCGGTAGAATAATGGCTCTTACAAAATTACAGTTTCGCCCAGGAGTAAACAAAGAAACCACCTCGTACAGCAACGAAGGTGGGTGGTTTGACTCGGATAAAGTTCGGTTTCGTTTTGGCTTTCCAGAAAAATTGGGTGGTTGGACGCGCCGCTCGGACTACAGTTTCCTACAGCCTTGCCGCGCTCTTCACTCCTATGTCACCCTGGCAGGCACCTCTCAGATAGGCATTGGTACGCGGTACAAGTTTTACATCGACGAAGGCGGATTTCCTTACGATGTGACCCCGATCCGAGTTACGACAGGGGCTGGCGACGTCACATTTTCCGCGACCAACGGCTCATCGACTATCACGGCAACGGACACGGCCCACGGCGCAGTTACTGGGGACTTTGTCACTTTTAGCGGTGCTGTCAGCTTGGGCGGTCAGATTACGGCAAACGTGCTTAATCAAGAGTACCAAATAGACGTAACTGACGAGAATACCTACACTTTTACCGCCAGGACAGCGGGCACCTCTGTTCAAGATATTACGGAAAACGGTGTTTTAAACCCTGTTGAAGTCAACGCAGATGGGTCAGACACAGGTAATGGCGGTTCCAGTGTTGTTGGCACTTATCAAATTAACGCTGGTCTAGGCGTAGTAGTGACCGGAACTGGTTGGGGCGCAAGCACCTGGGGCCGCGGCACATGGGGTTCCGCATCAACCAGCACGGTGACTAACACCTTACGTCTGTGGGGCGTAGATAACCTGGGCGAAGACCTTCTATTCAACGTCAGAGATGGCGGCATTTTTTATTGGGATACCAGTGCCGACCAGTTGGGTACAGATCGTGCCACAGCTTTATCTTCTTTGCTTGGAGCAGATGCCACGACACCGACCATAGCCAAACAGGTCCTCGTCAGCGACAACGACCGCCACGTCATAGCTTTTGGGTGCGATCCAGAAAATAATATTGGTGTTCAGGACCCACTATTGATTCGCTTTAGCGACCAGGAGTCGATAACGACCTGGAAGACCGAGGTGACCAACACCGCAGGCGACATACGCTTGGGTTCAGGGTCAGAGATTGTGGCTGCGGTGGAGACCCGTAACCAAATCCTGATATTTACCGACATATCATTGCATAGTATGCAGTTTCTGGGTCCGCCGTTTACATTTGGTGTGGCTCAGATAGCCGAAAACACCACCATTGCAGGCCCCAATGCGGCTATAGCCGTGGATGACACGGTTTACTGGATGGGTAACGGAGACTTTTACGTCTATTCTGGCCAGACCCAGAAGATGCCCTGCACGGTCCGGTCCTACGTCTTTAACAACATGAACACCAGCCAGATGAATCTGGTGACCTGCTCGCTGAACAGCACTTTTTCAGAGGTGTGGTGGTTTTATCCATCCACTAACTCTAACGAAAACGACAGCTACGTTATCTTCAACTACCTTGAGAACAACTGGGCCATAGGCACTTTGGCTCGCACCGCTTGGCAGGACAGCGGCTTGCTGCGTAACCCGCTGGGTGCGTCGCCTGACGGCTACCTGTATTTTCACGAAGATGGCATCAACGACGGCAGCACCAACCCGCCCAGCGCCATCACCAGTTATGTGGAAAGCAGCCAGTTGAGCATTGGCGAAGGCAATAATTTCGTATTCTTGAGCCGTCTGATACCGGATTTGACCTTTGACAACTCCGTATCTGACGCTCCGGTGGTGAATTTTACGCTACAGACCCGTAATTTTCCTGGCGGGAACTATTTGCAGTCAAACCAGTCCGCAGTGACACAGTCTGCCACGACGCCGGTTGAGCTGTTTACCGATCAAGCGTTCGTTCGATTACGGGGCAGGTCTTTTGCGGTTAAGGTAGAATCTGACACGACTGATGTACAATGGAAGCTAGGCACACCGAGGGTTGACGCACGGGCTGACGGGAGACGCTAGTGTCCACGAGACAGGTTACACGGGTCTATTTCCCGAACCCGCCAGAACAGTACACGCAACGCAGTTTAGCGGCTGTACAGCAGGCTTACGAGCAGTTGGTCCGTCAGTTACAGAACCCTGGGGACGAGCGTTTGACCAATCTGACGCTGACCGCCCTGCAATCGGGCAGTGATCAGGGCCTTGCGCCGGGGGACGTGTACGAAAAAGACGGTTTTTTGAAAGTAGCTTTAGCGGATAAGCCCAACGTGGCGGGTGTTTTAGGCACCACGGCCCTGGGCTCAGTGACTGTGGTCATAACTTGATATAGTGGCAGTATTTTGAGAGTGTTGGTAGAATCCCATATACGTTGCACTCCTGCGGAAACAGCTTCCTACTTTTCAGGTCAGTGGCACTTAATTGGTTTAGGTGAGGCTTGATGTCTGATACAATCCCATACACACGTCCAACTTCGTTTGAAGTCCCTGAAGGCGGCCTTGCGTCTTTTCTTACAGCTACCGTAGGTGATTGGGCAGATGAAAGTCTTCCAGAAACGGGTATTGCGACGGCAAAAGCGGCGGCTGATCAGTTGGCTGAGTACGGCCGGTACGAAGACACGTACATGGTTCACGCCGCAGAAGGCGAGACTGTCGTCCCAATGGCGGTCTTTGACGAAAACCCTAAGCTCCGAGCGTCTCTCTTTCGACAAATGCGTAGTATGGGTATTGATCCTGACCGCTACGTCGTTGGTAATGAGCTTAATTCAATAAACCCGGTCACCGGGCAACCCGAATTCTTTTTGAAAAAGCTGTTCAAGGGCCTGAAGAAGGCTGTCAAGTCGGTCGTCAAGGTCGTCAAGAAAGCAGCTCCTATTATTCTAGGCATTGGCCTTAACATGATTCCGGGCCTTGGCGCGATTGCAGCCGGGGCCTTGAGCGGTGGTATTTCTAGCCTTGCTGCTGGCGGTAACTTTAAAGATGCGCTCAAGAGTGCCGCCATTGGCGGGGCCTTGGGTGGCTTGTTTAAAGGCGTGCAGGGCGGTATTCAAGCCAAGCAAGCGGGCGATACGTTTGTTTCGGGGTTTGGCGAGGGCGTAAGACGCGGCTTACCTGGGGCAGAACTTGCTGCACAGAAAGCGGGGGAGGCTGCCGTAGCTCAAGGTCTGAAGGACCAAACGGCTATGCTGGCTGATATTGGTGTACCCGGCGCGCCGACCACAGAGACCATACTTCGAACCACGGGCGCGCCTGCCGCTAGTACGGCGTCTCAGGCGGCCCAGACCGCAGCTAGATTGCCTCCAGCAAACGTTCCTTCTATAACCGCAACTCCCGCAGCGGCAACGGCTGCGGCAGCACCGGTAGTCACGCTAGGCACACAAGCCGTTGACTCTGCAATATCGGGAGCTAGTGGGGCCGCTGGAGTTAGAAGAACGCCTTCCGAACTAGAATTATTGCAAACCGGTCCGCAACAACCGGCACCGGTTGCTACTGCACAAGTACCGGGCGGTTTAGTTACTCCAGAAAACGTCCCCGCAGGCTTTAGACAATCTGTCAAAGACGCTTTTACTTCCGAGGGTGGCACGTTTATAGAGGACATGAAGAAAGCCTTCTTGCCTCGTAGGGTTACGGCTGCGGACTATCTACCTAAAAATGTTACTGCCGAACAAGCGGCTAACATGGCCAGTAATGTTCCGGGTCAGTCTTTGTTAGAAGCCGCTGAGGCAGCCGCTTCTTCTGCCAACGCCGCCGCAGGTTTGACCGAAGGCATAGGCGGTATGGTCCGTCAGTTTGGTCCCGGCTTTGCCGCAGGCACAGGCATCCTCGCCGCCACAGGCGGTTTTGAGCAGCCTGAGATGGAAATACCACAGCCGTATGGTGGCGTGACCGGGAAGCAGTTGCTTGATGAAAATCCCGAATTATACAGAGCCGGACGTGTTCAGTACGCGGTCCCCGGCACAACGACCACGGCCGCTGCCCCTACTACGGTTTACACGCCATATGTTCAGTTGCCCAGGGCACAGGTTGCACAACCGGCGCAGCCCGTCATGGTGTCCGCACCGATTATTAGGCAGGCTGCCGATGGCGGAGCCATGACCAGAGAAAATTTCCCGCGTCAAAACGGGGCTATAGATGGTCCTGGAACGGGCACCTCTGATGACATCCCGGCGATGTTGAGCGATGGAGAGTTTGTATTCACTGCCAAGGCAGTACGCGGTGCTGGGAACGGCAGCCGAGACAACGGCGTCCGTAAGATGTACCAAATAATGAGACAATTTGAGAGCGTAGCGTAATGGCTGACGGCGTAACTACCCAGATAGTACAAGAAAACCCGGACATCGAGGCGTATCGCCTTGGTCTTTTGGCGGATGTTCAAGATTTAGTTCAGCAACGTATCGCCGCAGGCACGGATGCTCTTCCTCCGGGCTATCAAGTAGCGGGTCTGAGTGATCTGGAGAAGTCGGCTATAGCTCTGGGACAGCAGGGCGTTGGGTCTTTTCAACCCTTCCTACAAGGCGCAACAGGTCAAGTCTTAGCCGGACAGGAGGCTTTGCAGCAGTTTGCTTTGCCCACCTTACAGCAGGGTCAGGCCACTCTAGCCGAAGCTCAGAAGCTGGCACAGCAAACTCGCGACGTGCCGTATGAGTTTCAGGGTGCTGCGGGTGAGCTTCTTTTAGGTTCGACGGGAACTTATGATCCTTCTATAAATTACCAGCAGTTCATGAGTCCATACACCGAAGAGGTGGTGGGACAGACACTCCAAGACATTGCAGACCAGGGCGCGCTTCAGCAACAGGCACAAGCCGCGCAGGCCGTGTCCCGTGGGGCTTTTGGCGGGTCGCGTCAAGGCATTATGGACACTGAGCTGGCCCGTAATGTTCTTAGGGAGCAAGCTAGAGCAGGCGGTCAACTGCGCGCACAGGGCTTTGAATCTGCCCGGCAGGCGGCACAACAAGCCTTTGAACAGTCTCAAGCACGCCGACAGGCCGCCGGACAAGGCATGGGTCAGCTAGGTCTGCAATACGGACAGCTTGCCCAGCAAGACGTAGGTCAGCTACAGAACATAGGTATGGGCTTAGGCTCTCTCGGCACCGCAGCCGGGGGCCTCGGCACACAGATCGGTTCTCTTGGTCTCCAGCAAGCGGGACTAGGCGAACTGGGACAAGCTTTAGGCCGACAAGATATCGCTACCTTGACCGGGCTAGGCGGCCTCCAACGCCAGAACCAACAAGCTGGCCTGGATGCTTTACGACAAACTCGCGTAGAGCAGTTGGCCGCCCCTTATCAACAGTTTGGCTTTTTGTCTGACATATATCGTGGCACGCCAAGCTCGCAAGCCACTGTGACCAGCACGGCTAATCAACCGCCGTCCACGGCACAACAAGTATTAGGCTACGGCATAGCCGGACTGGGCGCTTTGAGTGGCGCTAAAACAGCGGGATTAGGATTCTAAGATGAACATTCAAAACGTAAGTCCGCTACAGAGTTTGTTGGATCAAATGACAGTGCGCCAAAACGATCAAATAGGGTCTGCTGGAGCACTTACTATGGCTCCCTCGTCTACCCCTTCCACTCTTGGAGCGAATACACCAGCTTCGATTGTGTCAAATATATCTGGGGATGTAGATGGATTGCAAACGGCACTAAATTTATCTGCCAATAATTTGCGCTCGGTAGCTTCTGGGTTAAGTGACTCAGGAGGAAACTCATCCGGGAACCCATTTGAAACTCTGGCAACACAATTGGGTATTGCTGGTTTAGGAAAACTTAAATCCAATAACGCTACAGAGTTTGCTGACGGTGGGGCCGTCAATAATGTTTATAAAAGACCAATGTTTATGCAGCAGGGTGGGGTCGCTCCTAGCCCGATGCCCGCGGCTCAAGCGGTGTCTGGCGACATGGCCGCGCAGTTGCAGGCCACAGAGCAGATGGCTTCTCAAGAGATGGAAGCCGCCGGAGCCCAGTATGTCGACAACATGGTATCTGGCCTGGACAACGCCGAAGACACTGAAGAGGTGATTAACGCGATCCGAGGTAACGAAAAGCCTATTCAAGACCGGTATCAGGAACTGGCCGGTATCGTGGGCTTACAAGATGCACAATCCACACCAGAGTCTGTTCTGGCGTTGGTTCAGCCGACTATGATGATGACCGAAGAAGGTGCGATGGACACCGGTATCGGTGAGTTGGTGCAGAACCTGACCGGTGACATTGCTATGGAAACCGACACAGGCGAGCCGACTGCCATGGGTCAAGGCATTGGTGAGTTGATGATGGGCGCATCCGAGCCTGTTCAGCAGTATGCCAACGGTGGCATTGTGCAGAAGTTTCAAGACGGTGGATACGCCCAGCTTTTGCAGGGTTTTACGCCTATGACGGACTACTCACCTGCTCAGTTGCAGACAGAGTATCAAGCTAGGTTGCCTCTGTACGAACAGCTTTTGGGCGATACAGCAAACCGTCAGAAGCAAGCGCAGTCGAAGCTGTCTTTTGATATAGCAAAAGCCGGTCTTGCTCTGGCCTCCGGCGTAGACCCCACTACTGGTCAAACTATGACCGGCCAACCTCTTGGGGCTCAGATAGCCCGCGCCGCAACGCCCGTGGCCCAGTCTGCCCAAGAGGCAGGTCAAATGGTAGCAGAAGCAGGCAGGGGCGCTAAAGTAGCGGCTTTGCAGGCAGCAGAACAGGCACAACAAGCACGTTTAGAGCAAGTTGGGCGTGAGCGCGCCGGGTTACTAGATATTGGCGGCCGAGGTTTTCTTCAGGCGAGCGAGCAAGCGTTTAGAGGCGAGCAGCTAGGCTTAGATCGTTCACTTCAAAGAGAATTGACGCAAAGCACACAGGATCATGAAACTGCTCTACAAGATCAAAGAGTAAATCTTGAAAGAGATATGACTGAGCTTAGAGAAAGTGGCGCCATGGAGCGTTTGCTTGCAGACAATCGAGCGCGATCTCTGTTGCAAGACAAGCTAGGCACTCAAGCCATTGATCAAATAGAAACTCGCGGCGCAATAACCACGGCTATAGCAGAATTAGATGCCGAAACTCGTCTTCAGCTTCAAGAAATTATTGGTGAAGATGCCATGGATCGCCTTATAAAAGAAGGCGAGTTAAACAAAGAAATATTTGAACTAGACACCGCGCGTCAAATTAACTTACTGGAACTTAACTTTGAAAACCAGATGGAAGAGTTGGGTGTTCGACAAGCGCATGACATGGATAAGTTTAGCCAGCAGCTAGAAGTTGAAAAAGAAAGAATGGATCGTCAACTGGGCGGTGGCGGTGGCTTCCTTGGGTGGTTTGAAACTCCAACGGCCGCTGAATTGGCCGTAGAAAACCAGCGATTCATGCAGGATTACCAGAACAGACAGCTTTTCCTTAATGATCAGTATCGCACAGCAGACATAGCCTATAAAAACCGATTAGCGGACTTGGAGGCTCAAGGCGTTACGGACAGAAGAGAGATTGAAATGGCCACTTTATCGGCCAGACAGACAATTGCGGCACTAGAAAACTTGCAAAAGTCCCAGTTCTCTTTTGGTAACACTCAGCAAGGCATTCTCAATGATTTGATTTCAAATCCTAGAGTCTTGCAGGGCTACGCAACAGGTAATTTAAATCCTAGTATGCAAAGTTATATGGAAACGGCAATCACTACACTGGCCACGCCAATTACGTCCTACAACCCGATTACAGGTGAAACTGAGACTACAACGCCTAGAATACCTAGAGCTTTACAACAGGCTTTGTCCATGCGCCGGGATGCAGGTCTGCCCGCTCCTTTTGCGAAGGGCGGGGAAGTCCAAAAAATGCAGACCGGCGGCGTTCCCGGCAGCGATTACAGCGCAGTCTTTGAAGCATTTGGTCTGGGACCCGAGCAACAAACTGTTGGAGAAGAGGACATTCAGCTCCCTGGACGAATCGTAGAGCCGGGCGTGGATTTAACCCAGGGCACCGGCTTGCTACGTGGCCCACGAGAAGCTGTTCGGGCAGCTTCTTCTTACGCAAAAGAATTGGGCGGTTTTGATTACGAGCCGGTTTTTGGCGAAACCGCAGAGGCCACGGCGCAGCTAACTACATTAGGCAACGTCACACAGAGGTTTATTCGTGAATCTGTGGGCGGCCGAGCGTTAAAGGATGAAATCCAGGCTTTAGCAGAGGAGCTGGCAAAGCCCGAGGGTATCCAGACCAGAGAGCGCACTTACGAAAAATTAGTAAACATGCGTAATCAGTTGATGGAAATCCAGGATTTTGCAATTTCTAT